ACCGCGCGAGTACGAGGGTATCGACTGAGTTCTTGGGGATCTCATAAAGCGTAGGGTACGCAAGCTTGAGGGCATGTTCATCGAACCCAATGATGTTATGACCGCAAGTCTCATCTCCAGCTTTGAGTAGTCTTCGGACACCCATTTCGACGGGCATGTTGTCGGGATCATACAGTTCATACTCCTGAGTTTCAGTGTCATAGATTACAATACAATGAACCTTGGTCATCGCCGGGATCACCTTGCCCCGTTGCTCAACCCTGGTTAGTAGACCATTTGTCTCAATGTCGTATATCAGCATAGGCTATGCCTCTTCAGGTCTGAGGAACTTCATGATCTCGGAGTGACCTGTGCCATAGGATTTCATCATGATGTACATCTTGTTCTCTTTGACTGTGAGTCCATCGATATGCATACGGCGTAGGTATCTCGCTTCGTCATGATCATTGGTATTGAACCGTGTGGAGCCTGTGATTACACATCCAGGTTCAGGCTTAAGGCTTGCATAGGGGTCATCGACTGAGGGATCGATAGCTTCGTAATGAGCCTCTGGTGTTGTATCTTCCAGGCTTACCTCAGTGATCTGTGTCTCGTCATGGTACTTTCTTAATGTATTCATATTTTATATCTCTCCGTTTAAGGGACTGGCTATAATGATGGTGACCTCTGTCTCTTCAACCAGGGTTTGTAATGCAGTCATCATCTGATCAAGTTGTTTTCGCTCTGAGGATTTGATACGGGCCGTGCTTCGGTTAAAAGTCATCCGTGGGTACAGACCTTTCGTTCCCATCCCAGTTGCCCTCTTCATATGGTATTAATCTCCCTGTCTTTGGTATGTATTCAAGCGTGTCGCACATGCCAACCTGACCCGTAAGACGATTCTTCAGGAGTCGCATGTATCTAAGGTTAGAGGTCTCTGGATCTTGTTGATTGCCCTCCAGTGAGATGACGAAATCGGGAATCTGTTCCAATGATGCCGACCCACGAAGATCTGTGAGACTGACCTGTCTGCCCTCATTCCAAGATTTTCCAACACCGGGACGCTTGAGGTGGCTGATCGCAATGATGGTAACCCCGGTCTCTTCAACAAGGGCACGTAGTGCTGTCATCATCTGATCAAGCTGTTTTCGTTCTGAGGAATTGATCTCATCGTTACCGGACACGGCTATCGAAACATGATCGACCAGGAGAATGTCCATCTCCAGAGCACGTACCATATAGCGCATCTTTACAAGGATAGAGTCGATGTCACTGGAACCCCAATGCTGGTCGAAGGCTATCTTATCGGTGTTGATGATCTCGTTGTATGCTTTGGTTATGACCTCATCTGAAGGTCGGTTGATATGTACAGGCTGGTTGATATGCAGGGATATGAACCCCTCGACACTCTGCTTGATGTCCTCTTCCCAGGCCATGATCCCCACTTTCATACCGTGGTTGACATTGAGATCGTAACAGAGTTCCTTACCCAGGGTTGACTTACCGATACCGCTCCCGGCTGTGACAAGGTAGAATCGCTTGCCATGTATACCAAGGGTCTTGGCGTTTAGTTTTGCATAAGGGGTAGGGACTCCCGGTTCAGGTCTCGCAAGTATAGATGCAAGGGGCACGTCTGATCCGAGCAAGATACCATCAGGTCTCCAAACTTTTGCCTCGAAGATGCACTTGCCGATCTCTGCGCCCCGGTTCTCAAGCAACAGTTCGTTTGCATCCTTGAATCCATTCCAGGTTGCGATCGCCGCCTTTCCAATCTTAAGAAGTTGAGCGCACTGTTTAGCCGCTTTAACTCCTGGTTCATCAGTATCAAATGCGATAACAACTCTTCTGAATGACTCAACGAATCTGAGATTCTGCTTGATATACTTGAGTGCAGATGCCGCACCAGAAGGGATAGACACGGTTGGGATCTTAAACCCAAGACACTGTGCGATGGTGAGACAGTCGATCTCCCCCTCTGTGATGACCAGTAGACCACCTCCAGTCTGCCATAGGTGCTGACCGTAAAGCTCAAGAGTCTTGGTTGGACCCTTCCAGAAGAAGTCTTTGTCCTTGGTTCTGTAATGTTGTGCGATCTCTTTGCCACCAGATCTATAGGTTGTGACATGGCATCCATCTGCATATCCGTACCCATATTTCTGACAGGTCTTCTTGAGGAGTTTCCTCGGTTTAATCTCTTTGATAACCAGGGGTACAAGGACATTAGAGCCACGACTATCATGGACATCCTGCTTAGGAACTCTATTAGGTGCATCGTCCCAATCATTATCATCAGGTTCATCCTCCAGTATCGCTTTGTTATCATGTTTGTTGCAGACGAAGCAGTACCCATGACCATCGGGGTAGACTGCATATCCATCACTGGACCCACACCCTTCGTGAGGACATGGGATTTTATAGCAATCATCATTGCTCATATGACCCCGGTCACCTCCTGTGTAGAGTTGTTCAAGGCTTCCATCATGATGTCATCAATCTGGGGGTCCTCGATCAGGAGCATGTCGCTGAACAGGACATTACGTTCCTTGATCTCAGGGTTATGCTCAACCTTGATACCCAGGCTCATAGCTGCGAGTCTGACATCGTTCAGTTGCCTACGACCTACAATAACCTTTGTCACTGTAAGACCTTGCGCTGTGGCATGGTTCTTGAGTGCCATGATTTCTTCTACGGTTTTATTCATATTGATCTCCTTATTTTAAATAGACGGCGAGTTTAGGACGCAGGTTTGCTCGTTCAATCTGGGCTTTCCATATAGCGATAGCATCACGATGCCACTGAGTGATGGGATATGCTCCACCCGGTATTTTATGGTAGGGTAGACTGTAACGATCACTGATTTGTTTGAGGTCTTGACCTATCAATAGGTGGACGTGCTTTGTCTTATGGGTTTTGAAGAACTGGCCCAACCAGTCGATTGATCTGGTGGTCAGAAACTCTGAGGACTCATACTTCTCTTCAAGTTGTTTAACCTTCTTGGTGAGTGTTCCGCATTTACTCAGGAGAGTTCCTTCACGTCCTTTACTAACAAGGGCTTTGGTACGTATGGCTTCATCACGCTCGGCCCGGATCGTCTTGATCTGGTTAGCCATCTTTATGATGAAGTCAGGATCGAGCAGTACCTGTTCAGCGTGATCATCCGTCATGTAGGTGCCCCCGGTTTTACGAATGGTGGGCAAGACCTCGGAGCAAACCCAATCTTGGAATCGTTCGGCCTCCTCCATGTTGGATCTCATGACCAGACGATATAAATCTGATTCAGGTATGAGTTTAGTGGCTGGCTGTAAACTAAGGGTGCGTGATCCGCTCACCCCTTGTAGTTCTTTCAATGATTCAGCACGTTTACAGAACTTGCGTATTGCATCTGCGGTATTCACATAGCCCAAAACCAACGCTACATCCTTCGCTACAAACCAAGGATTCCCTTCGACCTCCACCACACGAATATCCATGTCAGCAGGTTGTCCAAAATACTCAGGCGAGAAGTCATACTTAAATACTTGCAGGTCGTTCATATCGATCTCCTTAAATAGGGATAGCCCCAAGGTTTGACCCAAGGGGCTATTCATTAAGTCAGATCAACATGATCCAACTATTCGTTCATCCAGATTTCAGGGACAAATTTCTCTGCCCACATGAACCCATTCTTCTCACACCAATTGCTATAGGTGGTCTTGCTACTGGCACTGAGTTTATTACTGGCATTCATGAACACGAACCTCACATCTGCATGGGGGTTTGCATCCCTTACCAGAAGCGCCTTCTTCCTATCCGCTGGTTCAAACAGACCCTTGGCTTCCACGTAGATCTTACGACCTGTTCTTGTCTTCACGATGAAATCAGGTGTGTATCTTTTGGATATTGCCGGGACGGTATAGGGAAGGGATTCAGTCTCATAGTCGAACCCAATGCCACGATGCATCAGGTTCTGAGCCATGTGTTTCTCAAACATAGAACGGTACGGTGCCATTGCATCCCGTTGTTTCTTATTAGGGAAGAATCGCCGTGCGTATCCACTCAAGGATTAGAAGTCTACGGGATCTTCGGGTGCACCTTCTTCTTCATCGCCCCAAGTGTTACCACCTTCAAACTCTCTGATCTCAATAACCCGTACACCCGTGAGTCGCATGGAGATACCAGCCTTACCTGATGCCGCATTGTAGAAAGGAAAGGATTCAAACTCGCACTGAATGGTAGAGCCACCGCCGATCTTACCGATCTTATCTGTGACCTCAGCCATCTTCACGAACTTACCAGCCTTGTTGAAGAAGTTGATGTAGATGGGTTTGGCTTCCCCTGTCTTCTTATCCATGTATTCAGCGGTACGTTTGAAGTCGAAGCGAACCTCACCAGTGGGATCTTCGTTGTCATCCTCAAGGATCTCATAGGGGAAATGTTTACGTGCCTCTGCTCGATCTTTCTTCTTAAGACTTGCAGTCTCAGCATCAAAGGCTTCCTCTACCAGACCGTCAATAAGATCTTTAAGCTCACCACATTCGGGGCTATCGGTCT